GAACCATTTCATCCGCGGCGTAAAGGGTCCTGGTAACCAGGAGTATTACCACGTCTTCATGACGCCTGATGGCATCGCGAAGCTGAAGCTTGATTCGGACTTCAAAAACGCCGTCAACAACGCTCAGGTCCGTGGTGGTAAGAACCCGGTCTGGACTGGCGCACTGCCTACCATCGATGGCCTCGTGATCCACGAGCACCGTCATGTGTACAACACTTCGGGCGCAGCTTCTGGCGCCAAGTGGGGCGCAACTGGTACCAAGGACGGACAGGCTGTCCTGTTCATGGGTGCTCAGGCTCTGGCCCTGGCTGACATCGGACTGCCGTACTGGTCGGAAGACGAGTTCGACTACGACAACCAGCTGGGTATCAGTGTTGGCAAGATGTGTGGTCTCCTGAAGCCGGTCTTCCGCTCTGCAGTTGATGCGGGTGACGAGGACTTCGGCATCCTGCGGATCAACACCGCGATCTAAGCCATTTAGAAAGTGGGGCTGGTAAAACAGCCCCACCTTCTATTCCTTATTATTTAACCTCGTTCTGAGGAGATCCAAATGGCAAACCGCAAATCAAGCGACTTCGAGTTCAACCTAGCTGCTACGCGGGGCGGCAAACGACCTCCTGAGCCAGAAGCGACAGCGAAGAAAGTTTCCAAGAAGGAACGCAAAACGCGAGCGCTACTGGGTAACGGCCTTGCGGGCCGCGCCATGGATGCATTGGCAGCCAGACGCAAACGCATGGAGAAGATGGCAGAACAGTAACTTACAACTTACATAGGACCCCTACTATGCTTTACCTATCTTTACGCGAAGTTTTCATCCGCAACATCGCCGGTAGCCACGATCAGATTATCCCGGCCGGCACACCTACTTTCGTTTGCCCTCCGTTACATAAGGCTGCCAACGCAAGCGGTTGTGTACCCTGCGACGAGAAGGGCAACGTCCTTCAGCCTGGTGCCCCGGTACCGAGTCCCAAGGTCTCAGCACCCAGTCCCGAGCCCGAAGTGACCGGCTACACCATCGAAGACGTGAAGAGCGTCGTCGAACAGCTGATCGCCACGAACAACAAGGCCGATTTCAACGCGACTACTGGCAAACCAAAAGTGGCCCCGGTAGCCAAACTCTTGGGCCACAAGCCCTCAGTTGAAGAGATCGACGCAGCGTGGGACATGGTTGAGGCCGGCTAATGGCTATTTCATCCGATACCGTTCTGAAGAACGCCGCTCGGATACTTGGAGACGAGGCCAATATCCATTGGCCCGCCTCCACTTTACTTGCGTGGTTGAACGAAGCCCAGCACCAGATCGCAACTGACGTCCCGACCTCAAGCACCACTGTCGCTGATGTCACCTGTGTTGCAGGCGCGCGTCAATCACTGCCGGATGGCGGCATCATGATACTGAGCGTCGATAGCCTTCGGGTTGTCGATAAGCCGTCTCTTGACCGCGAAAATCCGGCTTGGAAGAGCATGACCGGCAGCGACACCACTACCATGTGGGCACGGAGCGCAGCCAATCCCCGTCAGTTCTTTACTTACCCTCCTCGCTTGGGCGGCACCTTGGCAGATGTTGAATACACCATCCTGCCTGCCACGGTCACATTGGGTGATGACATCACGGTCCCGGATCATTTCGCGGAAGCCCTGACGGAATACATCGTTTATAGAGGCCTGACCGAGGATTCCGATCTGGCCGAGCCTGGACGCGCCGAGCATTTCCTTGGCATGTACAACGCACGCGTAGGTAAAGGCTCATGACCGCTATTGCTACCGTTCGCTCGCTGGTTATTACCCAGATCCCGCTGGCACCCGACATGCTCATCGATCGCACGCTGATCGAGATCGCCCGGGAGTTCTGCGTGTACACCCGCGCATGGCGAAGCTCTGTTTCCGCAACCGTCACTGCAGATACGTTGGAAGTGGCCTTAACGCCTCCAACCGGCGGTGAACTTGTCGACGTGGTCAAGGCTACCCTTGATGGCTACCCGCTGACCAAAAAGACCCAGGAACAGCTGGACGAACTCATCCCGAAGTGGCGCACACAATCGAGCGCCGGCAGCTACATTACTAAAGGCGACACACTCAACGAAGTGTTGGTCGCCCCACTTTCAAGCACCACCTACACCAACGGACTGACTGTTCGCGCCGCGTGGAAGCCCGCGCTGGACGCTACGGTTCTGGACGACATGCTGATCTCCAACCACTCGGACTGCCTCGTAGAAGGCGTCCTCGGTAAGCTGTTCGGTCTCCCTGAAAAGCCATGGACCAGCGGCGGTTTAGCAAGTCACTACCAAGCCTCGTTCGAAATCAAGAAGGACATCGCAAGACAGCAATCGGCTGACGGCAACATGAAAGGGGTTGTCCGGAAAGTTCGGTATGGTGGCCTCTAATGGCAAAGACTCAAATCGACGGGTTCCGCGGAGAGCGGCCTGTAATTGAGCCTGGCACGCTGGGCGACAGCGACGCGTCCTCGGCAATCGATGTCCGTATCCAGGGAAACACCCTCGGCTCACTGAAGACCGATTCCCTGGTGGCCGCGAAGACCGTCGCAGGCACGCTCAAATCTCTTTACAAGTACGTGACCGGCGACTGGTTCGAATGGGACAAAGACGTCGATGTGGTCACGACCCAGATCGGTAACGACTCCTACGACCGCCGCATCTTCACCGGCGACACCAACCCGAAGATCACCTACAACACCATCGCCACGAGCGGCGCTGCTCCGTACCCTTCGGCCTCCTATTTACTCGGCGTGCCGCCTCCCGGCTACGTTGCCGGCTCATGGCCGTACGGGCAAGCAGTCACTGGATCGGTTACTGGAACGGCAGACGATCCGGATGATCTGGTCGACTCCCGTTATTACGTCGTAACGTCCGTTGACGTTTTTGGCGCAGAAGGCCCGCCGAGCATTGTCTCCGACATGTTCGAATGGCAGCCCGGGCAGACCATGACGGTGCATATCCCCGTTGCCGTGACCGGCAATTACAACATCACCGCATGGCGCCTGTACCGCACATCGACGGGATCGGCCAGCACGGACTTCCAGTACGTGGCGACCGGTACCACCTGGGACGTGGACGTGGTCGATGACGTCCTGCCCGAGAATCTCGCTGAAGTCCTGACCACGGAGGATTACAACCTCCCGCACGCGAGCATGATCGGTATCACCGCGATGCCCGGTGAGTACCTGGTCGGCCACTACAAGAACATCCTCTTCTTCAGCGAACCGGGCTTCCCGCATGCATGGCCAATCGGCTATCAGCTGAACACGAAGACAGATATTGTCGGCGTGAAGGTGATCGGACAGAACATGCTGCTCGTCACCACGACCGAAAAACCTTACATCGCTGTCGGTACTGATCCGGCCAGCATGAGCCTGAGTGCACTCGATGATGTGCTGCAGGCCTGTGTAGCCAAGCGCAGCATGGTCGACGTAGGCCCGGGCGTAGTATATGCCTCGCCTGACGGCCTGATGCTGATCTCTACTGGCGGCTCAAAGATGCTGACCGACGGGATCTTCTCCCGCGAACAGTGGCAAGCCATGCTGCCCAGCTCGATGACCTGTCATCTTTGGGAAGGTCTCTGCCTCGTGTATTGGGACCTCGGCACCGGCACAAAGGCGGGATTCATCATCAACCCGGGTATGCCTGAGGCAGGCATCGTTCGCTTGTCTGATCATGTTGACGGCAGCTGGTTCAGCGAGCTGACCGATGAACTGTATGTGTCCGTAGGCGGCAGCATCAAGATCTTTACGGGTGGCTCTACCTACCGCACCGGCACCTGGGTCTCGAAAGAATTCGAATTCATGCAGCCGAAGCGCTTGAGCTGTGGCCGCGCATGGACAAACACCACGGGTGCTCTGACGGTCGAGCTCCAGGAAGGCGACGGCACGGCCCTCTTCTCCCGGGTCGTTTACGACGAGAAGCCCTTCCGTTTGCAGGGCGGCCAGAAACGTCGCGACGCCCGGATCAAGATCTCGCTTACCGGCGGTAAAAACATCCACCGTTTAGAGCTGGCGGAGACCGTAGCCGACTTACGAGGAGGTTAACGTGGCGATCAAGCGCAAGACTCGCAAGCCTTCGGTACCACGCGTTGTCACCAAAGACGGCCAGCTGAACAAGTTCACGGCCGCCATCCACGAGCTGATGGACATCTGGGCCGGCAACAAGAACCTCAACGACAAGGTCGTCACGTTCGGTGACCTGGTGGACTCCGGTGGTTTCTCCGTCAACGGTGTGGCTGGGACTACCACAGGCGACAGCACGCTGGTCTTCGACGGCGTAACCAGTGTCGACACGACGCCTCCCGCCAAGGTAACAGGCATCATCGTCGATGCGGGCCTGACGTCTATATTCATTTCATGGACCTTGCTGTCGCAAACAAACATCTCGCACTACGAGATCTGGCGCAACGAGACCGACGCCTGGGACGGTAACGAGCTGCGCATCGGTACCTCTCTCACGACGTTGTACGCTGACGCCGTCGGCGACACGAACAAGACCTATTACTACTGGGTCCGCGGCGTTAACACGGCCGGCATTGTTGGCCCCGTTGATGCGACCGGCCTGGTGGGCGGCACCGCGGCAATCGTTAACACGGACTTCGCCTCCAGTATCACACCGGTT